TCACACTCATCTTCTGTGCCGCTCAGGCGGTCTTAGCAGCGAAGGCAGGGGCAACATATGTCTCACCCTTTGTAGGACGCTTAGACGACCAGTCAGTGGCGGGTCTGGAGGTTGTTAGAAGCATCTCTGAACTGTATCGCATTCATGGAGTGAGAACACGAGTTCTTTCTGCCTCTATCCGTAGTGTGCAACGTGCTATTAGGTCATGGTATAATGGTGCTGAGATCTGCACGATGCCACCCAAAGTATTCGACCAGATGTATGACCACATTCTTACTGACAAAGGTATGGAAATTTTTGAAAAAGACTGGCAGGATGTAGTAAAATGACTTATACAGTATATTCAAAGAACGGTTGCCCCTATTGCACCAAAGTCATTCAGGTGTTACAGTTGGCGGAACTACCACATGTGGAATATAAACTTGGTAGAGACTACAACGTTTTAGAATTTTATGAAATGTTTGGAAAGAACTCTACCTTTCCAAAAGTAAGACTTGATGAAAAACTGATCGGTGGATGCACTGAGACCGTTCAATATCTAAGGGAGAACAAACTAATCTAATGGACCAAAACCTCTCAGACATGTACGATCTAGTTGAACATGCGATTGATAATGCCTTTGAGGGGCAAATGAATCTTAAATTTTATCAGTACCTTAAAGACAACAAAATTAAAAAACATGTAGTAGACTCTTTCATTGAAAGTTCTACTGCTGCTGAGATCAACGACATTACTCTTGAACTTAATGAATATCTTATTGGAGGACAAGATAATGAACATAAACAACTTCGTGAAGGTTATGGACATATCTCCAAACCTCAAGCAAGGAAGATAAAAGAATACCTTTATGGTATACTTGAAGACTCATGGAGGTATAGCCGTGACCGAAGACCGGGAAGACGAAAGAAGTGCTCTAAATAAACCAACACCCCATCTTAATCGTGGGGTTGAATTAATGCTCAGAAATAGGAGGAGAGCGAAACCGCCTAAAACTTTCCAAGTAAGGTTTGGTAAAATGGTTTCTCTCTTCAGGAGAGATATCGTTTTCCACTTTAACATTTACTTGGACATAAGGAAAAGATAGAGACTCTCAGGAGGACGGGACAATGTTGGCAGCAGGTTTGACAGTTGGAACTTTACTTTCTATAATGTTCTTTCTTGTAGGTGGTGTAGTTGGATGGTTGGCAAAAGAACATGCCATTAACACTACACCTATATACACCCATCCCGAAATGCTTGACGCAAACGGTAATGTTCTACCAGACGAAATTTTAGCAGTTAGATTTGAAAACAGTTATGACGAGTTCGACGAAGAGGAAGGTTGACCTTCCACCCAATCCTTTCATCCATGAAATTTTGGAACTTGCTAGTAAGCAACGCTCCAAGGCAAAGAAGATTGAAGTTCTCAAAAAATATGAAACAGATGCTTTGAAAAGTATCTTTATTTGGAACTTTGATGAAACAGTGATCTCTGTTATTCCAAGTGGAGAGGTTCCTTACAATAAGAATGAAGTTCCTGTAGGCACAGACCATACATCTTTGCGCCGTGAGTGGAAACATCTTTACAACTTTGTAAAGGGTGGTAATGATGGTCTCTCTACCATTCGCAGAGAGACCATGTTTATTCAAATGCTTGAGGGACTGCACCCCGAAGAAGCAGAAATTATTTGTCTTGTTAAGGATAAAAGACTTGCGGATAAGTACAAGATCACCTATGATGTGGTTAAACAAGCTTATCCAGATATCCAATGGGGCGGACGCAGTTGAAGATCATCAAAGAAGATTGTGATCCCAATGTTGATAACAACAGGGATCTCCCTAACAATGCATTCCTTGTTACTTACAAAGTAGAGGGTAAGGAACAACATGACCTTGTAATAGCAGCAAAACAGGTTGAAATTTTTGATTCTTATTATGATAAGTATAAGAAAGATTTTGTTTTCATGAAACAATCTGAAGGTAGAGCAAACCCCAAACTTTGGGGTAATCCAGCACCTAAACAAAGCAAGAAAAAGTCATGAGTTTCAAAGGTTTCGCCCCTGATGAGAACAAGGACGGCAACGTTCGCTTTGAGATTGATACAAGTGAAGTTACCAAATTAGTCAAGAAATATAAAAAACTAAAGAAGTTTCAAAAGTCAAACATTGCAGAACTCTCTAAACTTTCAGGAGTTGAGACTGCCATTGACCGTCTTATAAATGAGTATGGGATTGATAGTGAAGCGATAGAGTAATGGGTAAGCATTTTATCTTAAACTTGTATGAGTGTCCGTTTGAACGTCTTGATAATGAAGGATTCATTCGGAGACTTTTGTATGAAACAACAAAACAATGTAAGGCAACTTTACTACATCTCGCTGCTCATAAATTTGAACCTCAAGGTGTAACTGGATTTGCATTGCTTGCTGAGTCTCACATTAGTATTCACACTTGGCCTGAGACAGGACAAGCAGCAGTTGATATTTACACCTGCGGAGACTGTGACCCACAGTTGGGTTGTGATTTCATAATATCTGAACTAAAATCTGGACGTAATACCCTTCAGGTGATAGAGCGTTAATAAATACCTTAGCAAGAGTGTGTGTTTATGCTTTCGACGCAATATCGTTTGCGCCTTGAAGCGATCTGCAAAAAGATCGTTGCTGGTGAAGAAGTTAGTTTGGATGATATGATATGGTCGAATAAATTAGCAAAAGCAAATACAAGTGCTATGCAAATGCTGAGACTCGCTAGGAGGACGGCATTAAACCCAGGAGATGATTTTTTTAATGGTCTCAATTTAGGTGACCCAGACCCGTCTTCTCACAGGTCTGGTTTTGATTCTGTTGATGAAATGGCAGATTGGTTTAAACAAGACAAACCCGCAGACTGGAGGCAAAGAGACTGATGCAAGCATCGATATATTCTAACGGTAGTCAAGAGTGTGAGAGAGCAGCATCTCTCATGAAGTCAGTTCACATTGATGAAGTTGTCGTTTACGAACGGGGAAAGCACTTTACTGAAGGACAGTTTAGAGATGAGTTTGGTGATGAGGTAGAGTATCCTATGATCTCTATTGGAATGTTCAGAGGCACCTTAAAAGAGACCATGAACTATATGAATATGAAAGGGATGTTTGTGTAAACTGTATCACAAGTTACAAAACTGCTTGACTATATAAGATAACGGGTCTATAATGACCCTACGTTCATCCCACCAGGGACGCAAGTAAGTCGCGGAACGGATCGTTCATCCGTCTTCGGACGGACGCAAACGACTGAAGGAACGGGGACCACAAACCCTAACTTCAGGAGACTACCATGAACACACTCAACCTCATCAAGAAGCAGATTGAAAAGCAGTCTGCACTGCACGATGCACAAATTGCTCACACTGCCTATCGTGGTATTGTGACTAAGAAGTTTGATGCACCTGCACAGGAAGTCCACGGCGAGTTTACTTATCGCGGACACACCTACACCAAGTGATTGACTTACTACTAATAGGTTGATAGAATGGGGGCATACCACCCCCATTTTTTATGGACAAAGAGAAACTCAAACTTATTGTAAGAAACTTGAAATCTTTGGTGGATATTCTTGAGTCTGAAGTGTATTCTGACGTTACTGCTTATAAATATGAAAATAGGCAACAACTCATCACCGACTATGATGAAGTCTTTGATGACGACGACGGATACCCCGACTAATGAAGGACAAAAAAGCGGCAAAGAAAATCATCAAACTGGCAAAGAAACATCCCGACTGGTATACCGAGCAGGATGTAATATATGCTAAACTTATAAAGAAGCAATTAAAATTGAAGCAGAGTGAACAACGTAAAACTGATCAGTGTAACTCCTGATGCTGAAAAGCACATTGCATATTGTGCTCGCGTAAGCAACCCAAAGAACCAGGAGAGTGAGTCTTTCGCAGGACTCTTGAAGTATTGTATTAAACACCAGCACTGGAGTATCTTTGAACAAGCGTTCATGACTCTGGAACTAAACACCAGCCGTGGAATAGCAGCTCAAGTGCTTCGACACCGTAGTTTCACATATCAAGAATTTTCACAACGATATGCTGATGTCAACTGGTTGGACTCTGGTATCCCCACTCCTGAACTGCGTCGTCAAGATGAAAAGAATCGTCAGAACTCTATTGATGATGTCGATCCTGAAAAGACTGAGTTCTTGAAGAAACGTATTCAGGCATACTTCAATGAAGGTATGGACCTTTACAATGAACTCATTCGTGAGGGAATCGCAAAGGAGTGTTCGCGTTTTGTGCTTCCCCTCGCTGTGCCCACAAGACTCTACATGACAGGTTCAATTCGCTCATGGATTCATTATATCGATTTGCGTTCTGCTAATGGCACACAGAAGGAGCACATGGACATTGCTAACGATGCAAAGCGTGTGTTCACCGAACAGTTTCCTTCTATCTCTGAAGCACTCGGTTGGTAATAAATATTTACGTGGTTAACTAATTTCTATGGCAACTTATCCCGTTATTAATAAGGAAACTGGTGAACAAAAAGACGTTATCCTCAGCGTACATGCATGGACACAGTGGTGTGAGGATAATCCTGACTGGCAAAGAGACTGGAGTGATCCAACCACCGCACCTGCTTGCGGTGAGATAGGAGAAGTCTACGACAAGTTGAAGAAGTCGCACCCAGGGTGGAACGATGTTCTTCAAAAATGCTCCAAAGCCCCAGGATCCACCGTCAAACCTATCTAACTTATGCCCGCAAAAAGAAAGAGAGATCAACCCATTGGTGTTGGTCTGACTGCTAAGCAGATGAAGCGTCGGAAACCTATCAACACCGACTTGATGAGAGAAATTGATCCTCTCACAGAAAACCAGAAGAAACTATTTGAAGCATATGCTAATGATAAAAACCTAGTAGCATACGGTGCTGCTGGCACTGGTAAAACATTCATCACACTTTATAATGCGTTGCAAGATGTTCTTGACGAGAGATCACCTTACGAAAAGATTTACATTGTTCGTTCACTCGTAGCAACCAGAGAGATTGGTTTCTTGCCTGGTGACCATGAGGACAAATCTGATATCTATCAGATCCCTTACAAGAATATGGTGAAGTACATGTTTGCTCTTCCTACGGAGACAGACTTTGAAATGCTTTACGGTAACTTGAAGACTCAAGGCACCATTAGTTTCTGGAGCACATCATTTATCAGGGGAACAACTCTTGATAAAGCAATTATTATTGTTGATGAATATCAGAACTTGAATTTTCACGAACTTGATAGTATTATTACTAGAGTTGGCGAAGATACTAAGATCATGTTCTGTGGTGATGCAACTCAGACTGACTTAGTTAAACAGAATGAAAGGAATGGTATTCATGACTTCATGAACATTCTTCGAGTGATGCCATCTGTTGATATTATTGAGTTTGGCGTAGAAGACATTGTACGTTCTGGACTCTGTAAAGAATATCTTATGGCAAAAAATGAACTGAATTTATGAACTTTACTCATCATAATTTTCTCGGTGACGTTGAACTAACAAAAAAAGAAACGAATGGCATCCGCTTTTACAACCTTCCTGATGGTCAGTGGGTGCCTTCCATCACATCGGTAACTTCTTTCTACAACCGACAGATCTTTGTTAAGTGGCGTCAGCGTATAGGTATTGAAGAAGCAAACCGTATCACAAAGAAAGCAACTGCTCGCGGAACAGACTTCCACGAAGCGGTTGAAGTTTATATGCGGAACAATGAAATAAACTGGGAGGAGTTTCGTCCTGCTACTCAGTTTATGTTTCATCATGCTAAACCATATTTGGATAAGATAAATAACATACACGCTATTGAAAGAACACTTTACTCTGAGTACCTTGGGTTAGCGGGTAGAGTTGATTGTATCGCAGAGTACGAAGGAGAACTTGCGGTCATTGACTTTAAGACATCGGAAAAGATAAAACCAGAGAAGTGGTTGGAAAACTATTTCGTGCAGGAGATGTTCTACGCTGCTGCATACTATGAAATGACAGAAATTCCAGTCACTAAACTCATCACTATTATGGTGACACCTGGCGGCGAAGTAAAAGTATTTGACAAACGAAACAAAGACGACTATATTAAACTTCTAGTTCGTTACATCAAAGAATTTGTACATCACAATACTAGGACGCAGAATGGAGAATGAACTAGAGAAAGCACTAGAAAAGAAATTCTTCTGCCCATCAAAATTCGCACAAGATATTGAGCAATTAGTTCTTGACAATAAGGACATGAACTATATCGATGCTATTGTTCATTTTTGTGAGTTGAATTCTATTGATGTGGAGTCCGTTCCCAAACTCATTTCAAAACCTTTGAAAGAGAAGTTGAAATATGAAGCGATGGAGTTGAACTTTTTGAAGAGAACCTCCCGAGCGAAACTACCCCTTTAACATGATGCCCTTTGACGCTTATAAAAGCTATTTGTCATTAAAGAATCACTTCACAAAAGAAAAGTATGACTACCACAAATACTGTGGTAAGAGTCGTGCAACTGTTCAATCCTTCTACAAAAGAAAAGACCGCTTCTGGTTTGAAAAACTTGCACGTAACAAGTCAGACCAAGAAGTGGTTGAGTTCTTTGTATCTAACTTCATCACCTGTACGGATCCAAGTAAACTTTGGATAGGTGAAATGATTCGAGAGGGAGAAGATAGATATGTTTCATGGAAAAAACGAACACAGTCTCTAGCATACATCTTCAAAGAAGAGACTGAAAAACTTTTTGCTGATGGAGACTTTGACTCTATGTTTGCCCTTGATGGTTCAAGGCATCCACAAATTCTAAAAGAATATTTGAGGGACAATATCTCTCTTGAAACAATGGTCATCCTCAATAATATTCTTGGATTCAAAAACAAGTGGGACAAAGTTCTCACTGACCCAGTGTGGCAAACCGTCAGTCTTAGGATAAGAAAGTATACACCTTTCCTAAATATAGATGTATTTCGTTATAAAAAAATTCTAAAGAAAGTAGTTTTAGGAGAGACATGAGTTTTTTTGATTCTGATGTAGTCCGTGCAGAAATGACGGAGATTCAGGAACTTCAAGAAGAAGTTTATAGTAATGTTTTTAAGTTTCCCTCCATGAATAAGGAGGAGAAAATGTTTCATGTTGCACTTCTAGAGAAACTGCTGGATAAACAAAAGGTTCTCTATACGAGACTGAGTTTGTCTGATGATCCTGAAGCAAAGATGATGAAACAGCGGATCGTAGAGTCCGCTACAATGATGGGTCTGCCACAAGACGTTGACATCAGTGTAATCTTCTCAAACATGGGCAAGATGCTTGATGCAATGAAAAAGCAGATTGACATTCAGGGTTCTGACTTGTAGAATAACGAAGTACCCAAAAGCCAAATCTCACAAATACAAACAATGTCCTTTTCTGATCTCAAGAAGCAATCTTCCCTTGGTTCCCTGACCTCTAAACTTGTCAAGGAAGTGGAGAAGATGAACAACAACTCTGGTGGTGGAGACGATCGTCTCTGGAAACCCGAAGTAGATAAAGTGGGTAACGGTTTCGCAGTGCTCCGTTTCCTCCCTGCCCCTGAAGGAGAAGACCTCCCCTGGGCAAAGATGTATTCCCATGCCTTCCAAGGTCCTGGTGGTTGGTACATCGAAAACTCCCTGACCACTCTTGGTGCTAAGGATCCTGTATCTGAGCATAACCGCGAACTGTGGAACAGCGGTATCGAGTCTAACAAAGATGTTGTCCGTAAGCAGAAGCGTAAACTGTCTTACTATGCCAATGTTTATGTTGTAAAGGATCCTACTAACCCTCACAACGAAGGTGGTGTCTTCCTGTTTAAGTTTGGTAAGAAGATCTTTGATAAGATCATGGAAGCCATGCAACCCGAGTTCGAGGATGAAACTCCTATCAACCCCTTTGACTTCTGGGGTGGTGCCAACTTCAAACTGAAGATTGTTAAGAAGGATGGTTACTGGAACTATGATAAGTCTGAGTTCGACACTCCTGCTCCTCTGCTGGATGATGACGAAGCAATGGAAGCCATCTGGAAGAAGCAATATTCTCTCGCAGGTCTCACTGCTGCTGACCAGTTCAAGTCCTATGAGGACCTTGAGCGTCGTCTGAAGTATGTTCTTGGACAGAAGTCCCGTCCTACCACTCCTGTTGATGAGGAGACTGAGTATGATGGATACGCTGCTAAGGAGTCTGCAGAGCGTCAGATTCAGGAGTCTCTGTCACGCTCTAAGCCTGACTTTAACTCTCCTGACATCACTGTATCTACACCAGTTGCATCCAAGGATGAGGACGAAGATGATGCACTCTCTTACTTCCAGAAACTGGCAGAGAGTTAATTAAATAGTCTAATATCTTCGCCTCTCTTCAAGGTTCTGTTCACATACTGAGCAGAACCTTTTTTATATGGCATTAATCTATTAATATCTTCAAGGATCAATTCAAGATATATTGATTTTAAAAGGTAGATATTTCTTTTTTTCTCTTCCTTATTTACTTCATATGAATAGTTAGTGATTGTATCTACTTCATTCACTCTAATAACATATCTACCTAATGTTTGATCATAATATTCAGTCTTGAAATTTTTTGGAACTGTTATTCCTTTTGGAATAATTATCTCTCCTGCTTCGTTTTTAATCAACCTCGTTTCATAGTGATGAATGTTGTATGTATTCTCAATGCTTCCATATTTTTTGACTAAAAATTCATCAAATGCTGCTTGAGTTAATGGCCACTCAGTTTGAATGTTAATAATATTATTGGAGAGAAGAACTACCCAATCAAGTGTTTCATCATCATATACATCGAACGCTACATTATCTGGTCGGTCATCTCCTACAATTTTATACTCAGTAAAGAATGCTAAGTTTTGAAGTATGTCTTGACGTATTTCTATTCTTTTAAAAAGATTTTTTACGACAAGAAAGTCACCAATATTTTTGCCATCAGAGTCTCTGTTGACATATTCAAAGTCTGGAACTTGTCTAAAATAACTTGCCATTTTAGAATCCTATAACCTCTTTTGTACCTTGTTCTGCACCAGGGTCATCATAATCATCTTCTGTAATTGGAGTGAGTTCCTGGAACGTTAGATCAATTTTATATTGAGTCATAGTTCTTTCAGGATCATCGTATGTCATATATGTGTTACCATTACCATATGATGTATTTAGATCTGTCAAAGCGCAATCTTTAATCTTTCCTATTGATGGATGATCTTCACCGGACTTACCTAGTTTGTAGTTTATTGAAAATATGTTTGGACTTACTATAAAAATATTATCGTTTGACTTTTTGACAGACATTCCTTGTTTGAAGAATCTAATGATATTTTTAATCTCTATTGCCTCTCCATTATCTCTAGCAGACATTGTGAATGAAAAATTAAAAGTTCTTAATGTAGGTGCTTGAAAGAGCAACTCCATGTTAGGGTTAAGTATACCACCACCAAGTCTAGAGAATAAATTGCTCCCAGTAAATTGTTGTGCTAAACCAATTCTTAACGCTGAAACAAGATTAGAACCCGATTCTGAATTAAGAGCTCTTGCAAGGTCCTCTGGTGATAGATTTACTGCTTGTCTTAAAAAATCTGCCCCCGCTTGCACTGCACCACCTGGGTTTAAAATAACACCAGCACCCAGTGCTCCAAGGATGTCTAAGTTTTCTCCTTCAAATTTCACAGAGTTTTTATCTTGAATTCCACCTGGTATAGGGAGTGTGACACTTCCTAATATTGGATTAAATTCTCTGCTTGATATATTTAATGGGTCAACTCTGATTCCTTCACCATCTGTTCCATTTAAGTTAAAAACTATAGATCTTTTTTTAGCGAAAGTTTTCATACCAAATTTAATTCTATCTTGCTTTGAAGTTCTGATGTCACTAGGATAAGCAAGAACTTGATATTCTCTTCTTCTATTCTTTGCATCAAATGTCAACGGCACATTATCTGAATTAAAAGATATATCTTTAATAGATTCTATTATTGATTTCTCATCTTCTGTATTACTAAACACAGGAAAATTTTCCCTTACTTGTGCTACTGAGTTAGGTGTAGCTAAAGCAATCGCATTGATAGATGCTCCATTTAAGTTTGCTACAAGTGAATTTTTGCCAGTTTTTTCTAACCCGGCAATAATAGTACTATCTTTCTCACCCTGATCGGTGAAGGTTTTTCCATCCTTACCATTTGTAATGGCACCTGTTTGTGAAAACAATTTAACCGCATACTTACCATCTGGTTGAATGAATAAGTCATCAAAAGACCCAGAGTCTTCTGCAATTTTGTCATATTGAGCTTTGGATATAATCTTTACTACTTCTGATTTTTTTGGATCAGGGTTGTCATCCTCAATGGTTGTGACCGTTCTGTAAA